TCCGTGCCGCTATGCGGGGGTTTATTGTTTAGTTATTTATATTGCGCAGCTTAGCTTCTGCGCCGCAGGCTTTTATGATATCGATAAAAGTCGGGGTGCTCCGACGTAATAAAGATACATAAAATCTTCGCCTGCTGATGTGAGTTCAACATTTCCTGAAAGGTTGACTTCAATCACTGCTTGATACCGTTCTGTGGTTACTGCAGGGCCTAGGCTTGATGGTGCGAACCGTTGGTCATTGTACCATGGAAAATTGACGTTAGCCACACCAACTTGTCTTGGGAAGATTTCCGAGGGGACTGGTTGAGACAATGTCTGCCCATAATCCGGTGGAGCAACTCCAACGAAAGTGGGATTCGACCCAACACCGCCAGTGCGTGTGACGCATCCTGACAATGGTCCTAAGAACCTTTTGTTGACGCTTCCTCGCCATCCAACGTAACCGGCGGCCCAATACTGAAATGCCGTCCGGTATGAATAGATGTTCCCTCCAACGATCGTGTTTGTGGGATATATCGGGGTATTGATGCGTATATAGCCTACTGAATCCCTGTTGATGAACATTGTGGCGACAAATCGCTTGAGCAAGTACCGTACGCTCACAATGGGGTCATCGTGGAAAATCTTCGTGTGGTGAGGCATCGAGTAACACTGAACCATGGTTGTTTCCGTGACGCCTTCTGGTGCACTATCAGCAACTTCTACAGCTATTTGAGTATCTCCTCCAGACTCAAGAGTTGGCTGATATTGTTGGTACCTACCAACAGGCAACCAGGCCTCAAAATCGTCACCGCCCGCAATTGAAACAAGAACTGTAACGGGCGCAGTGGTCGATGACGAGCTGATAAGCTCGTTCATGACGTAAATCCTGAGAATACCATTGGCGATAGAGTTGCTCAGATCAAAACCACCACCATAAAAATCTGTAGTGGTGTTGAGATAAGGCCTAAATGACATGTAAGGGAACTCAATGGTCAAATCGCGCTCTTTTGAAAGGTCCATGTTTATGACACGAAGCTTGTTCTGCTCAGCAATGTCAAGCAGACCTGTCGTCTCAGAATTCGCGTCATACACGAAGCGCAACATACCAGTGTGAACGGCGGAAGCAACTATTTGAAAACGCATTTTGATGCAACCGCGCCATTTTTGAAATGGAAACGTGCCGTAAGCTAAAGAAGTGGGCAAAACCACGCCTGGCGTAGTGGCAGTCGAACCCCACATTGGCATAATGGGGAATGAAGCTAACAGGTCTCCGCGAGAATTCGCTTCTGACCAGGTGAACAAATTGAAAAAGGATTCACGGGATCTGATGTAGTGCAAAGACATCTCGTCCGTACCATCCAATCCAGCCACACGCGAATCGACTACAGTAGTACATTTAGGATTGTATGCGAGTGGTGTACATTCACCTTGCCCTACGCTATGAGCAATGGGAGAACCGGCGGTAGACCAAAATCTGGAAGTGGCACCAATGGACTCAGGTCGCGAAAACCCGTAGTACAAGGCCAAGCTCGCTGCGTTTTTGGCGAAAACTGACGCAGCTGTAGCGTATGGCCCTATTACGGGGATGCTTGTAAGCACCGATGAGATTCGCTCAATCGTCTTCAACTTTGACGAGAGCTTTGTCTGCTCGGCCTCCTCGGCATCACCACTCTCCATGACCACTGATGTGGACGGCCCAGCCAGCACAAGATCAGGAATCCAGGCATAAACCGTAATTGTGGCTCTAGGGGCAGTCTCGCGCACGGTTCGCAAATTCGACACCGACTCCAGAAAAATTGTGCCAAGAGAATTCGTGGAAACCGGTCTCAAAGGGCATAGATCCTGCGGAAAGAAGAATGGCAATTTCATCTCCCCACCCGTGTTCGTTGTTGGGTTCAACCAAAGATGCTGGCGCTGGGATAATTGACCCCACACTAGCAGACTGTCTCCCGTGTCGTTGGTCGAAACGCGATTGTTACGACTGGCTACGGGGAAGGGATCATATCCAAAAAGAGCTCGCCCATATACGAACTGTTGCCCAGTGATCACGACTTTCAAATGGAGGGTGCCGCGAAACCAAGCATAACCCGCCAATTTCTCCTTAATGGTGTCCGAGTTCAAATAAAGGGTCCATGGATTGAAATTGTCCGACAACTGACCCGTGCCCCATTCATAATCAGCGATCTGTATTGGCCTTTGAAACCAATCTTTAAGCTGCATTGACGGAACGACGGACGAGTCACGAGACATGTCGTATCCAGCATGATCGTCAGCGACATGGTCTGGGCGATCGATCCGAAACATTGTCTGACCGATTGTCTCCATCGTGTTTGTAGTTTGTGTGTTGTTTGATGTAGCAGGCCTACTATGATATGACATCTCCAGAACGGCCTCATATGGAGATGCATCAAGTGGATCTAGGACGCTGGCCCTATCGCTGAATAGCGATGACTCCAAAGGAGCCGCGTCGTCGAAGCAAGGCTGACAGGGCAAGTCAATCCGTAAGTGCCCCCGTAAATCTCGAGCTTCTACCGATGGCGTATATTCGACCACCATCTCATCATGTAAGGACAATCTTTTAATCGCACGTTCTGCGTATGTCATCTGCCAATCAACTGTAGCATCCAACCGGTATTTCACCAGGATGGAGCCAAGCTTGTAGCGGAAATCATCGTAGAAATCCTCACCTCGTGCGAAAGCCTCATACAACACCGAACCTGAAGCGGCAACGATGTGTTCCTCGGGAGATATGTCGGTGTGGCGTACCAACAAACCTTTGAACAATGACTCATCTTGAAGAGCCCCGAGGTATCTCTTCAGCGCGGAGTGCCACACAGAATTGCGCGAGAGGAAATCAACGTCTCTCATGCGTATCCGGCCTGCAGCATCTTCCAAATTTGCGTCCTTCTTTGTTGGAGTGATTTCCATGCCCATGTTCTTGAAAGCTCGCGCCATGGACTGCAAAGTGACGCGTTCATCAGAGCAACGGAGAAAAGCATCATCCCCGTAAGTCATGATTTTGCAGAACTGGGCAAAGTCAAGACGCCCTGTGACGAGATAAACAGCACAAAATGAGCGGTACATGTTGTCTATGCAATTGAATGCGGTCGTCACCCCTATTCCAGATGGATTTGAGTTGCGCAAATGAACCACCACGCCATCGTATAATGACGTTGGAAAAATCCACTGCGACAGACCCTTCTTAACATGCTGAATCCATGCGGGTTCGGCTCTGCTTCTTTCCATCAGTGTGCACACAAATCTGACAACTTCGCACTTCATGGCAGGGCTCACGTGTTGGTCGAACTTTTTGTAGTCATACTGGATAATGTCTTCTTTTCCAGTGTCGAATTCTGTAACCATATCGTTCCAACGAAGCCCCTGGCAATCCATGCCAATCGCAACACCCAAACTCAAGTTAAATCGAGCCATGTGTGAGCATAACCAGCCCAAATGTTTCCGTATCCACAAAGTCAATGCCAGCGAACTCGCCTGAAACAGTCTGGCTTTCTTCTTTTGCCCAGTCAGCACGGGCTCATCCTTCAAAGTAGCTTTAAACACCTGAATCTCAACGTCCCCATCGTCAATCGATTTCTCGAATCTTTCTAGGGCCTGCCAAGCGCTTGAATGCAGCTCATAGGGGGGACTTTTACTCGGGCTCATTTTCCGCTTCTCCATGTTGTACGGATGTCCTGCCGAAGACTTCATGTTCAGAGGGTTTACGCTTTTATCGGTCAAACCATTCCGTATCTCATATTGCGTTAAAGGTCGCACATCCCGAAGGTCAGCTCCAAACGTGCCCAACAGCATTTCTCGTATCGCTGGCACGGCTTCCATGACGTAATGAGCACCACGGTGTGTTATTTGCTCCAACCCCACTGTGTAAGGCCAATTGGGCGTGCCGTCCTCGAAGTGGCGAAAAGGAGGAGGGCCAAACATATTCTGCCGCAAGCCAAAGGCGCTCTCAACGTCTTGTGCAATCAACGATGGTTTTACTTTAGACACAGGTGTTGATCTTGCATGCCAAAAACCCAAGATATCTGTCTCATCTGGGTTTTCAACGAAGTTCAAACTGTGCCTGGCATGCACAGCACCCCTCTCAACTTGAGGTAAGCCTTCAACGGTGCGCATCTCGAGATGCATCTTTGGAGCTACAATTTCATGCTTCCGCTCAAAATATTTTTGAGCACGCGCGAATTCGCTCTCCGTAATCGTCTCCAAACCACACTTGTCGTACGCTTTCCCGGCAACTAGTTTCATGACGTGCACTCCGACCAACATCTTCTCTTTCCCAGCAAAACTCACAACAGGACTTCCACAGCTACCACGCTCAGTGGTGCCGGCTTTAATGTCGTAAGTTTGCCGCCGGGACTTAACAGTCGCGCCTGGCCAATTGTACTCTGGGGGTTTGTCAATTAACACGTTGACAGCCTCAACCCTTAGGTTGTGATCTTGAAGCGTCTCTCCCTTCTTTAACAGCAACCGACAGTATCGTGTGCCTCTTGGCTCCGAACGTGGCAACAGATGGGAGACGTCTTTAATCAACCCCAGATCAGGCAAATTAAGCAACAACAAATCTTTGACTCCCACGGGGCTAATGGAATCTTTGTGAAGTTGCGTAATGGGCCGCTGCTTGCCTCCATGACGCCAAGCTTGGACATCGTAAACATCATGATCACCCTGAACTGAAAACACATGCCGAGGGCACAACCATAACGTTCCTTTAACTCCGACAATGGACACAGTCCTCCTACCTTTGGGCCCCGTAACGCATATCGAGCCCATGTTTTGAGAAAGCACGTGGGCTGTCTGCGTTTGCGTCATCGTGGCAGCTTTGAGACTGGGTGGCTGCTCGTGGTCCTCAGGCACATAAGAATACGGCATATCGGGCTGAGCCTGGGTTTCGGGGTAATATCGTCGCCGCAGACGCATTAATGATGTGGCGAGAAACGCAAATCCGACAATAGGAATCAAAACATCGGCAGCATCGCCAGTGAAAGGCTTCAACACTTCCCAAAGTGGTCTGGGGCTTCGATTCAAGCGACTAGCCGTCGCATGCTTGGCAAGCTGGTAATATCCAACAGTCCAGCTGCCCAAAGCAAGCAAAGCAAGCCACAGGTGAAAACGCGCTAACGCCACGGCCACCGCTGCTCCAGTCAAAAACGTGGGATGACCGTAGCCGCGCAGTAGCCAACGACAACGGTTGGCAGTATTCCATCGGGTTACGTAACCAGACAATCGATAAGTTAACACAGCGGAGATTAAATCCCCAATCTTACCGTCAACAATCAAATGTCTATCAAGACCATGTGGAAAGCGATGGACGTTGTCAGCGTAACGGTACGGCAGCACATGACATTGCGCCCTAAACCACATGTACGCATACAACATCCAAAAATGCACATCACGGGCTAATTTGATCAAAGCTAAATCGACTCTCACTTTCAGGCTCTCTTCAGGAACTTCCTCAACTTCCTCCTCAAACGGCTCCTTTTCTATCTCTTCCATAACCCCGGAAAACTCATCAGGGAAAGGAACCAACTCAACCTCCTCATCTTCATCGTCACCATCCATCTCCAATTTCACTGGTCCGATCGAAGGCTCGTAAATCGTCCCGCTGTACGAAGTATCATCATCCTCAATAGGGCTCGTGACAAGGCCCATTCTGTCAAGCAAATTTGAACCCATGGATGTCTCTGTCACATATTCCATGGGCGGTGGGGATGGATTCAAATCACACACGCACGTCGCAGTAGGCCTTTCACACGCAGAACACCAGCCAAAATTGTCTTCGTTCTGTTGCTTATTAGCGACCTCAATCTCTCTTCTGCGATGAATAGCGGTGTCCTCGCGCATGAACGTTAGGAAAGTGTTCAAATCCACGCACTTGAGCGTCGCAGACACGGGCGTCAAATTCAAGTATGACGCATGGCGGGAAGCCGCACTATACGGCTGTGCATCTGAATACCCGAGCCCGAACATCCGATAAACATTGTCCATGGTCAAAGGGAAACCCATATAAACGGCAGTGTAGTAAGGAATCAAATCTCTCTCGAATTGTGACACTGCAGCGTACGTTAACGGATACTTGCACTTTGTAATTGTCGCGGGGATGTAGTCAACGGTCTCGTAATTGGTCTGCGCATCTTGGCGCACTAACACACGGCGTGGAGTGAACCATTGGAAATTTTGCATCACTCCTTTATTCTGTCCGAGCAATCGCATGTGGGTCTCCTGCAAAGTTGGATCCATAATGACGCTTGTCCCAAAACACAAGTGGGGTCGTGGCTGCACATAAACTGTGACTGCCTGCCGCCTCAAAATGCTCGACTCGCAGTTGGCAACATCTGCAATGTCAAACATCTCCACGTTTGTTGTAATGAGCGTGAAGGCATGGTTAAAGAACACCTTACCTTTCTCGTCAACGTCTGCTTTAATCGCTGGATTTCTGGCCGTGTTGACCAACCTGATGATCATTTGAGCAGGTGACTGACCGTTCTTGAGCTTAAAATTGGCCAGATCGTCCAAGTAGTAACATAGCACGTTGGATTTTGCCAACGTGTCATAATTGTCGCTCTCTTGCAATTGCGCTATTCGATCTCGCGTATGTGGGAGTCCGTTGTATGACAAAAGGGACTGCATCAATGGATAAGCCAACACGGTTTTGCCGCACGCTGTGGGCCCGCACAAAGTGACCAAATAGTCTAGCGGTTTGATACCCTTGGCATTCATGTATAGCTCGTATTGGGACCGCACTTCCTGAAGGACCGTAACTTTTTTCATTATTAATTCTTTGACCATCCCATTGGTCTTCTTCTTGAGCATGCGGTCGCCCAACGCCTCTGTCTTCTTCAACATTTCTTCAAATTCATCCTCCGAGACATCGTGGATCATCTCCAGATTTCCTTGTTTAAGGGATTTTCCCAGATCCTGAATCGTCAAGAACGCCTTATCAAACTTCGGCACATCCAGATCGTCATAAGCCAAAGGCGTTAGGCTTTGTTCCGAAAAACACTGGATGATAACCTTGTGCGCCCGACGTAAAATCGATATGAACATATCGATGGCGTTGGAAATAGACACACACCCGACTGCTTCGGGCAGGTCAAATAGAGCCATGTCCCACATCTTGAATTGAAGACGTTCCCGAGATATGAACTTCAGCGCGATTAGTTGGGACATGAACTTGATCACGCGCTGGCCAATCGGAGCGTTAATAAGAACTTGAATTATCTCCGAGGCGCTCATCCACCATGGCAAATCATCATCGTCCTCAGCCGCCATCATTGCGTTGAAGTCGTCCAACGTCTTGCTCTCGAGCACTGGAGTGTTTCCGGACCGCAGATAATTCATAATCATGCCCATGTCGAGTTCTACCTCAATGACACGTAAAAGTTGCAATATGTGCACGGCCACGCCTGACCATCGTCTCGCCGTCGTAATTCCAAGTACGGCAGCATTAATGTGCAACAACATTGGGCAATGAACGGAATAATTCACACCGGATTTCTCAACGGTGGCCAAAAACCCAGCGATGACCAAATGGACGGCCTCTTTAACATCATCAGCGATATTGCGTTCTGGCGAAATAATACAATTCGTCGCGATGAGCTCCATGCCATCTTGCTCTTCTCCGCTCTCAAGCTGGGCTGGTGAGCCATAGAAATCCCAAGGGGTGTAACAGCCGTCTGAGTATTCGGGGTCTGCATCAACTTGTGCGACCGCATGCTCGACATCAACCCGTCGGGGCTTCTTGATTAAGCCCAATTCTCTCTGCCTCTGGCCGTCCGCTGACATAACGTGGTGGACAAATTTGTCCTCCCAACGTGAGCTCCCGGCCATCGTCATTCTGATCAAACCAGCGTTGAGCAGTTTTCGGGCGTAATTTCCATCTGGATCATATAGCCCAAGACTCTGACAGTACTCCAGCTCGGCCCAATATTCGGCATTCGATCGTTCAATCCTTTCTCGAAGCTCAGCTCGCTTTTTGCGCTGGTAGTTGTTATTCTTGGCCCGAGGGGACACAATAGCATCGAGAACTGCTCGCTTTCTCTGGTAAACGTTATTATACGTAAAACCAGGCCGCGGCAAATCAAGACGCTGGGGGTCAACAACCTCTGACACCTCATTCGTCACGTAGCGTGCTCTTCGCAAAGCGCTCGGCAAATATCCTTGGGCGTCCTGAACAAATTTAGGTTGATTGTCCATCTTGTGTCCAAACCACAGAGCATCGAAACGTTTCTTCTCTCGCCTTAAACATTCATCGTGCTCAAAATCAAAGGCGGTATTCGCGCACCGCCTTGAGGTCCTACCCACATCAGAGTATTTTGGACCACACTTGTTAGGCTTCTTGCCTTCACTCCTTCCTCCTTGTTTCTTAAAAGCTGCTCCTCCAGCAGTCTTCCCGCCTAATTTACCTCCTTT